CCTTAAGTCGCCAACCCGCGTTCCGATCAATGCCGAAGTCGCGTAAAAGTATTTCTGCTGATCGCCAGAACGTAGGAGCCCTCTGTGTAGAAGGGTCCTTTGTTAAGGCGCTGACCAGAGCAGCCCATATCCTATCTCGTGAGTTCAGTCTCACTAGGATGCCGGAATTTGGTGTTTCCGGGGGCTGCCGTCAAGTCAGGCAGGTGTGGGAGAAGTGGGCGTTGGGTGAAACACCACGTGGGCGGCGTCGATGGCGATACCGTATGGCTGTCAAAAGCTGTGCGCGTATTTTCGATAGCGTTTGCCCGCGGTGTGATCCCAGCGCCCGAGGAGAGGCACGCGATGCCTGGGCCGAGAGTATTGGCAAGTACGACCTCGAGGGTGAGCTCCGTTGCTCAGCTCACGTCGAGGATCTCAAGGCCCACATTCGCGTGTTAGTGGGAGGATGGGGGAAGAGGTTATCTGGTTGCCGAACTGATACCAGAGAGCCTTACTTATCCTCGGACGTCTATGTCCCCGACCAGCAGGGGTGTAGAGAAACCAAGAGAGGTGAGGGAGGTACCTTAGGTACTTGCAGCGATGTCTTTGACGGTGACTTCGGTCTCGTCAGACGTGGCGTAGCCAAGACTAAGGGAAAGTACAGAGTGGTTACGATGCAGAGTGCGACGGTTAAGCGTCGCCTCCGCCCGATTCATAACGCTCTGTATGATCACCTCACTTCTTTCGATTGGTGTGTCCGGGGAGATGTTAGGAGCGAGGATTTTCTTGCTGTCTGCGACGCTGGCAAGGAAGATATAATTAGCGGTGATTACAAAGCCGCTACTGACAAGATATATCTTTCTGCCGTCAGTGCTATCGTAGAAGTCCTCGCGGAGGAGAGGGAGTTGAGTGACGAGGAAAGGGAATGCCTCGTCGGTAGTTTCGAGAATTTGCGGTGGCAATCGTGCACGGGTAAGGAGCACCCGATTCGCAGAGGGAGTATGATGGGAAATCTTGTAAGTTTCCCTCTTCTCTGCCTGTTGAACAAGGCATG